CTGAGATATTGTTCTGCCTTAACTTTAGGAAGATTACCTACATCAATATAGAAAATTCTTCTTTCTGGTGCTCTTGATAATCTGTATATAACAAGACTATCTTCAATCATTCTAAGTTGATTGACTGCTTTAATTGCTTTATGTAAGTAAGATAAGGTTGATCCCTTGTTTCTATCTACCAATCCACTAGTACAATAAGCAACAGAATCCCTAGTCATCTTAATTCCTTTATTTCCACCAGTCATTGCTGATGGCATTTGGGATGGGAAAGTTGACTTAGGACTATAAACAAAATACTCTTCAATCTCAGGAAACTCATATTCCATAGGATTGTCATTATTAATATTAGCTATTCTGGCATCTTTATCTTGCTTCTTCTGCTGCCTTACATAGCGAATTTTCATCGCATCAATATATCTTAATTCTACTATGCCTTCTTCAGGCTTTTTCATATCAATTACTTTATGGTAATGTATTCTACCATCTATATACCAGTTTCTATAAATCTCATGTGCTTTCTTATCAAAATCTAAAAGGTCTTTGACAGCTTTAAATTCTTCTCTAATTCTTTTTTTAATACCATCACTAGCATTGAGATTAGATAACTCAATTTCTACTGGAGAATCATTAGTATCTGAAACTATTGCTTCCTGTATAATATCTTCTATTGCACTATCACACTCTGGATGGAGTGCCATCTCCCTATATCTTTTAATTAAATCAAACTCAGTTCTATAAATTCCCTCAATATCTACATACGATCCAAAAAAACCACTAGTCAAATAGTGGTCTGAACCATCGGCATTATTTTCAGGTACTGGAGATACCACACTGGGTGGTATCTTTTCAGTATCCTCTATAGAAAATCCAAATAACCTTGCCATTATTAAAAGTTAACCTTATATGTTTATTTATTAGGCTCCAGCACCTGCTCTTTCAGGATACCAGTATTGAACTTGGAAGTCAACTGTAAATTCCTCTATGGTATCAGTTGTATCATATGACAGATCAATTGCTGCAATTGTAGTTGGGAAAATATCCACAAACTTATACTGAGCAAGAATATTGCTATCAGTTGCAGGACTATTAGATCCTTGCTGACTAGCTGCATTTCTACCAAGTTGATAGACTGTTGCATTACCCATATAAGATGAAGGATCAGTCAAACCTGATGAATCTCCATACTGAGCAATGTTCTGAGCCCATGCTTGGAATGCTCTATAATGTCCAAAATCTTGGTCATTAATAACTGTAACAGTCCAAGGATCAAAAGTTCTGTCTCCAGCAACTTTTAAAACACGTCCTCTAAAAGGAACCTCAAGATTTCCTACATTTGAAGCAGGAAGAGATGCTGCTTTACATAAAAATCTAAATCTATCTCCATCAAATTCTCCACCACCATCAGCCTGAATACCAAGGTCTACTCCATCTGGGAAGTTAACTTGCACCTCAAACAGATTGGGGCGAGTACCGCCTCCAATCAGTTTGGATTTAAATTGAGAAATAGTTCTCTGTGGGATTGTTGCCATTTTTTAGAATCTCCTTTTGTTATTTAGATATGATAAGTTAAACTCGACCTGCTACTTCTTCAAAGCTAACACCAGTTCTGGTGGCAACAAATGTAAGA